GAGGCAGCACGCGACCACTTTGAGAAGGCCAACTTGGGGTCCACCCCCAAAGAGTTGGAGTCCTATGCCACTCAGAGGCACGGGCAGACCAAGAACAGGCAGCAGGAGGGTGGAAAGCCATCTGCTAACCCCGCTAAGGTCACCAAGAGCGAGTACCTCGCTCCCACTGACGTCAGCGAGGCTGACATCGAGGCAGCATACGAGGTCTACAAGGCCGCTGCCCTTGAGGAAGAGTTCAGGGGAAGCCTAGAGCACGACTTCTCCTCACGCTACGCAGCAGAGAGGGAGCAGGAGATTGCAAAGGCTGAGGCCCAAGCATTCGACGCACGAAGCCCTCTGGCTAACATCGAGAAGTCCCTCGCTGCTCTCAGCGAGAGGATTGACAGCATAGCCGCACCTGCCGAGGCTGGCGAGACCATCGCCAAGTCAGAAGCACCATCAGTAGACGTTCCTTCGACAGAAGACATGGCCAAGATGAGTTGGGACGAAGTTCACCAACTCGCTGGCAGAGTATTTGAGGGGGGTAACTGAATATGGCAAGAGATTACGTACGAACAATAACTGACATGGAGCGCTACTACTACGGCGCTGGAAACGCAATGGGATACTCCTACTCCGGTAGCGAGTTGCTCAAGGCCGACAGCCCAATGCTGTCGACCACTGGTGGTACCTACCAAGCAATCTACGGCAGGAAAGTCTGGTCGCAACTGAACCAAGAGTTCAACGCTTTCAGCATCCTACCAAAGAAGCCTTGGGACAGGTCCGGATGGAGAGTCATCACGGCTAAGCCTTCAGAGGTAGCCGGTGGCGGTGTTGCTGAGAACGCAACCCTGCCTGACACCCAGAGGCCTACCTTCCAGCACGTGGCTGCAAAGCCCAAGACGATTGCTCACACCTTCGACATGTCGGAGACTGCAATCTTCCTTGCTGACAAGGACGACGGAATGGGCGACATTCGCTCCGTCCTTAAAGAGGAGATGGGGAAGCACCACGCTGAGATGATTAACAAGATGCTCCTAACGGACGTCGACACCCCAGCATCTAACAACTTTGAGTCGCTAGACAGGGTGACTGCATCCAACGCAGACCTAGAACTCAGCAGCAACGCACACTGCTCTGCTGGTGACCTAGACATCTACTCGATTGACAGGAGCGCTTCCGCTAACAGTTGGGCAGACGCAGAGGTATCTTGCGCAAGCGACGCTCTGGCTGCTACTCAGCGAACCATGAGCCTAGACCATCTCGATGAGATGTTCCAGAAACTCTGGATTCGCGGTGGTAACCCGAAGGTCGTCCTGACTGGATACGACACTCTGATGAGACTACAGCAACTGCTACAGTCCCAGCAGAGGTTCATGGAAGAGAAGAGAGTCACTCCAACGTACAACGGTGTGAAGGGTGTGCCCGGTATGGAAGCAGGGTTCATCGTCGCAACTTACAACGGCGTGCCAATCATCCCATCCAAGGACGTCACCAAGGGTGGACCATCTAACGCAGACGGTCTTTCCAAGTTGTACTTCCTTGACACTGACTACCTATACTTCAGCACAGCGATTCCTACTCAGTACTTTGAGTCCGGTATCGAGACTGGTGACCCGTTCGCCATCAACAGGCTGGGCCAAGAGGGACTCTACCGAAGTATGGGCGAGATTTGGACCACTTTCTTCGGAGCACAGGGCAGCGTGAGGGACCTCAAGTGAGGACGGAGATAATAGGAGAAAAGAGGTGAAAAAATATGGCAGTGACATTAACACTAACAACAGGAAGCAACGGAGTAGCAACGGTAGATTTGGAATTGGACCTTTACGCAGGTACCCCAGTAGGGGACACCGAGTGGTTGAAGGGATTCGGTTCACAGTACCCCGGTGGTGGAACTGATGAGTTCGCAGCAAGCAACTCGGATGGAAACGCAACGGCTGGACTGAAACTAGTAGTCGGACGATTCACACTGACAGAGAACAACAACGTGTTCACTATCGGTGGAGATGCTAGCAAGATTATAGCATGCGTGGTTGGTACCAACGGAACAGCGGGTCAGTCTCTAGGGTATGACGGCTTCACTAGCGGTGACAGCACCCTCACTATGATTGCAGAAGGCAGCACTGGTTCTAACACCATGTGCGGCTTCATGATGATAGTCGCTTGAGGTGGGCTTTTTGCCTACCTTGACGTACTTGGGACCTTGGGGCCAGACTCCTATCAAGGAGTTGGGTACCCTACACCGTAGCCAACCAGTTGAAGTCTCAACGGACTTCGTAGACAGACTAGGCCCATTCAACCCCAAGCACTTCAGGCTTGAGGGTTACGAGGGCAAGACAGTCGATGCTGGTGGTGACGGTATCCCCGACGAGGGTTGGAGGATAGCGGACATCAAGGCTTGGATGAAGGACAATGATGTAACCATCGGCGCGGGATATAAGACCAAGAGCCGATTACTTGATATGGTAAGAGATTCTCTCAATCCTGTAGAAGAGGTCGTAGAGGTAGAAGAGACGGCCCCCGAAGCAGCAGAAGAGACACTAACGGAGTGATAAAACATGGCAACAGTAAATTTTGACAGCAGACCTACAGTGATAGGGAATAAGATGATGGTAACAGGCAGTTTCACGTCTGACAGTACCGCTCAGACGATTGATTTCAGTGGATTTCTATCGAGTATAGACTCGTTTAGTATAACTCCAGTGAAGGCTAGCGTTGTGACAGACCCTACCGCTTCGTGCATAACGACTGATTTGAAAGTGATTCTAACACTGACAAACGCAGAAGAGCACAAGTTCATGGCACTTGGTGACCGCAATTAAGGCGGTGACCTAGAATGGGAAGCGTAGTAGTTTACGGACCTTACTCCCCAAAGGAGTTTAGCACCCTTGGTGCTGAAGACGGCAATTGGAGCAACGGTACTGGCTTCACGGCTAATTCTCTAAACAAGAGACTCTACACTGATATGGAAGCAGAAGGAACCACCTTCATATCTGTGGAGCCGATTACAGTTCTTGGTAACGTATATCTGGTAGTCACAAGGTGAACCTGATGGGGTTTGACGTAGTATCATTGGATGAGGAAAGCATCTCACGGGCTCAGAAGCAGAACGTGAGAATCGACTCCCATTACAATGACGGCGTGGTTCTAGACAAGGAGCACCCATTGAAGGGTGTCACCAAAAGCCAAAGGACTCGTAACGTCGAGATAGGAGACATACTGGACATAGGCTCCGGCACAAGGTGTGTCCACTGTGGCATGCTTCACTTCCTATGGGTTGAGAATTGTAGTACGTGTCGCAAGCCCATGGAGTACAACATGGGGAAGAGGGAGGACTAGAGCATGGATGCATTCGATGAGGCATGGAGCATACTCAAGGCTAGGCCCTTCCACAGACAGAGAGTTCTACCTATAGGCTCTGACAAGCATATGAGACTACAGCAGTGGGCTAACAGGCATCCAACCACTAAACTGATGGAGGGGGATGCACGAATCCCCCACAGGGACCTATTGATGAGAAACGCAGTGCGAGACCCAGAGATGTATGGTCTGCAACTCCTCGACAATATTCCCCATCCTGATGACATGATGGAGGAAGCAGAACCAGAACAGGCACCGCCGGACCCAAGAAGGCGCACGGTGCTACCTCCAGCAGAGGGTGGTAAGCCTGAGATGCCTGATGGCCAGAAAACCTTATTTGAATTCTAGTTGAGTTGTATGATATGCCGCAAGTGTTTAGCCCCGGTGAGCCTGAGACAAGGCCGTTAGACCCGACGGCAACGGTATACACCACAGCGCAGAAGGTAGCAGACCTGCTTGAGATAGGACCGCAGGAAGCGGTGCTGATGTCCGCTAACGCAGAGACCACTGGGGTGTTCGTCACTGGTACTGACTTCAGGAACATAGGGTTCTCTACTGGCGACACCATTCTAATCTACAGCGATGCTGACCCCATGGGGTTGGAGCGCACCATCACTAGCACTACCTCCACAGCAGGTGGTGTGAAACTGTCATTTACAGGGGACATCAACCCCGGTCTCTATGAGATAGCGGACAACGGCTACGTGCAGAACCAAGCGTCCTTCACGGATGGCTTTGGTAAGAAGCACGGAATCACCAAGAGTAAGGTGGACGCAATCATAAGAAGAATGCAAGACAAGATAGACAAGTACACCCACAACGCTTGGAGGCCCTATCTAGTCACTGCTGAGTACATCAACTTCGATACCTACAAGCCGTACAGGAGAAGGTACTACACCGATTACGTGGGTACGACTCCTCTCCTCTTCAGAAACGTGCAGCAGATACTCAGGCTGGAACTGTGGCAGGGTAGCGACTATAGGGAGATAGGAGCGGCTGAGGCACGCATCACCCTACCCAATGACGTCCGTTCCTTGTCTGGCTCGATAGTGCTATCTCCCGGCAATGGTAGTGCTGCTGTCCTTACGATGGGAACTGGCACAGGGGAATGGAGAGCGGACTTCGACAAGGTCACCTCCGCCCAGAATCTCGCTGACCTCATCAACAAGGAAGATAGAGTCAGTAAGACGGCAGTTGAGTTTTCCCCAGCATTCACATTGGAGGGTAGCACAGCGAATGTGGCAGTTCACAACGAGTTCCTAGCGACAGCCAACTCGGACCACGGTACTGGTCAAGTCAAGATTACCAGCATGAGGGGAACCAAAGCAGGCGAGACTTGCAGCATAGTCACGACTGACAGCGATGTGGAGATTGCTCAGACCGATGTCTACACTGCTAAGTTCAGTAGCCTAGATACCACCATAATCAATGTCGATAGCACATCTGGTTTTGCTGATGCTGGTGTGGTAGTGGATTCCAGTGGTGACGTCTTCAGGTACACAGGCAAGACTGCTACAGCGTTCACGGGGTGTGCCATGGTAGTCGGTGGTAATTCACTCTCCGTCATCTCTGGTACACTGACTCAGCACGTGCTGAATATCGACTTGCAGGGTGGCTCGGCCTCTGGTGACAGGGGTAGGCTACGAGACTGGTGGTTGGACCCGGAGATGGGTATAATCTACTTCAACAACTCCTACCCCTTCTTTGAGTGGAATGCCATCAAAGTCGCTTACATCTACGGTGAGAGATACCTACAGCAAGCGATAGAGGATGCTTGCACCAAGATGGTAGCAGTGGAGATGCTGCTGAGTGACGATAGGAGCATCCTCATACCGGAGGGTTCGCAGAACGTGGACCTGACATCCAAGATTCAACTGTACAAGCAAGATGCTGAGAACACCCTACTGCGATACAAGGAGGTCGTCGTTTTTGGTTAGGGAGACCCCTCTGGAGAGGAGAGTCAGGGAGGAGTTCCAGCGTGAGTTGCTTGAGGAGTTCAAGACCCCTGAGACTCAGGACGAGGTAAGGCAGGTAGTCACGCAGACGCCCCCAGAAGTCAGAGAGCAGAAGTTGCAGCAGGAACTGCAAGTCAATCCCGATGAGGAGATAGCGGAGCAGAACACGGACAAGAGGATGCTCACCGAATCCCCTGAGTTAGTGCGGAGCAAACTGAGATACGATGGCGAGCACCTGCTGCCCGACTTCGACAAGTACGAGAGGAAGGACACCAGACCGACTTGGATGAGGGGTGACTGAGTATGGTAGCGACCTTCAAGGAAGCGATAGACGTCGTCATAGACCTGTACAAGGACGACTGGAACAGGGGCAACACGGACAATTACAAACCCATAGTCATAGACATAGCAGAGACCGCACCGGAGAAAGGCAAGCGTCTGAACCTAGATAGGTCTGACTATGTCCTAGTGTTTGAGACCGCACACAATGAGGAAGTGCCTGACATACTGTACGACTTCGTCACGACGAGGATAAACATCACAGTCGATATGCGTACTGCTAAAAGCCGTCGCCATCTGCAAAAGATGGAGAATGAGGTCAGGAGACTGACTCACACCAAGAGAAAGGGGGACGGAGTGAACTTCGACAGACTAGTGTACAAGACTAGGACGGATTTGTCTGATAGAAGTAAGAAACTATTTAGGATGACATTTCAGATAGAAGTAGTAGTCTTCGCAGAGCAGATACCATGAGGTGAAAAAAGTGCCATCAACAGTCTATAGGGGAGATTTGACAGAGGCCACGTTCGGCCATGAGTCTGGTGTGCAACTAGTCTCGCATCAGGGTGGCGACATACGATGGACTGCCTCTGCGAGCGGTGACTACACCAAGATACAGTTCAGCAACGGTGACGCTCAGGCTCCCGTCGCTAATGGTGTTCTGAACTACCCGGTGGGTATGCTGGTCGGTTCACAAGTGGTGTTCGATTGCACCCCTAACGGTGGCTTCACCACAGCCGATGACTACGCTAGTACTGGTAGGATGTTCACAATCATAGAGCAGGGGAGCGGCACCGCCAACAACTACATCATCATCGCTCCTGCTCTATCTGCTGCTAACGCAAGTGCATCATCAGCGGCTGACGAGAAACTTACGATAATGCCATTCAAGACCCCTACGTTCGATTTCAACTCCGCTTACGCTACTGCTGCGAATAACTCAGCAGAGAGGGTGTTGACGGACCAGTTCATCGGTATAGTCAATACCATTGCATTGCCGGACACGAAAGTCGATTTGAAGCGCTACCACGTCGTGGGTCTAGGTAGGGACGTAGCAGTTCAAGTCCCCGGTAGGTTCCTAAACCAAGGTGG